TCTGGCGCAGTTCACATTGACACTGACAAAGTTAGTATCACTGGTTCTATCGCTGGTGATGGTCTTGGCTACATCGGCGGTGTTAACAGCATTCAAGCTCTGAAAGTGAACGTTGATGATTCATCAATCGAAACTAACTCTGACTCACTTCGCATTAAAGCGGATGGTGTTACAGATGCTATGTTGAACGACGACGTCGCTACTGGTCTTGCTGGTGTCGGTCTCGGTGCTGCTTCTGGCGTCATGTCACTTGATCTTCACGAATTGACCGCTGTTGATATCGCTTCTGGCGACTTCATCGGAATCGTTGATTCTTCAGATAACAGCACAAAGAAAGACACGGTCGATGACCTTGCTACTCTTTTCGCTGGTGACGGACTCGCTGCTTCCTCTGCTGTTCTTGCAGTTCAGGTTTCTGGTGCAATCCACACCAACTCCGATAAGGTGAGTATCACTGGTTCTATCGCTGGTCCTGGTCTCAACTACGTTGGTGGTGTCGACAGCATCCTTGGTTTAGAGATTGATATCTCTGAATTCTCGGCTGCTACCCCAGCAGCAAGTGATTCATTCTTGTCGCTTGATTCTGACGGTGCTACAGAGCAACGTGTCACTACTGACGCTCTTGCAACATTGTTTGCTGGTGACGGTCTTGCCGCTTCCTCTGCTGTCATGAAACTTGACATCAACGAGTTGACTGCTGCTGCTGTTGACGTTTCGGCTGATAGCATTGCTATCGTCGACGCTAACGATGGTAACGCTTCTCGCAAGGAAAGCATTGCTGACCTCGCTACTGCAATGGCTGGTGCTGGTGTTACTGCCACTAACGGTGTCTTCTCTGTTGACGTCGCTGGTGGTGACCGCGTTTCGGTTGCTGCTAAAGCTACTGGAGCCACTCTCGCTGCTGGTCTCAACTACCACGCAGCTGTGCAGACAGGTTCTGTCAACTACGTGCTTCCAGCAGTTGCTTCAGCTGAAAATGGTGATATCGTTACTGTTAAGGGTAACTCCGGAACAAGCGAAACACGTTTCATCAACATTGCACCAGACTCTGGTGACAGTATTGATGGTACTGCAAACCAGAACATCAGACTTGAATCACCAAGTGCTGCTGTTCAGTTAATCTACGTGCACGCTGACACTAACTGGAGACTCGTCTAATCTAAATTTAGATTGGAGATTCTTCTTCATTCACTGGGTGCCCCTCGAAAGGGGGGCATCCTTTTTTATGAGACTATTTAATAATATAATTCTACTTATAAAGGAAGAGGTAAATTATGGCTTATAATGTTTTAAAAGGCGCCGTCGAAGGTTCGGTAGATCAGCACGCAGATCAAGAAATAGGCGGAGTAAAAGTATTTAAGAATACTATAAGTGCCAGTGTATTTTATGATACAGATGCCCAGAGTGCTTGCGCAACCGTCAACAAGGTAGCTTTTGACGAATTGGTGGCATCCACTGTAAGAGGTATCCTCACTTATGAGGGTGACAGAAAAGCAAAAGCTCATCGTAACTTACTGTTCGACGGAAAGAACTTTAGAACAGACAATGCTGTATTCAACACCATAACAGGATCTGCAGGAGGATTGACAGGCATACCCGCCGATCAAATAGCCGGCAAGATCCCAGGACACTCTATTGAGTGTGGAGTTGGTCTCGAAGATAAAAATGGCTCTCTGAGAGTGATGAAGCATGATGGAATAAAAGTTACTGAAGATGGCACCTCTGTGGACATTTCACCAAATGGAGCGCTATCATTCAAGAACGGCAAGATCGGAGTAGATCCTCTGAGTACTTTGAATGTGGTTGAGAGTGGACAAAACATCAGCGACAACGATACTCTTTTGATGTACGACGCATCAAGAGGAGATGTCAGACACACTACATTTAGAAATCTTTACGATAATTATGTAAACTTGAATGTACCTCTTCCGGCTGGCTCGAAGAACAGCATCCAGTTGAAAGGTAATAAAGAATTTGAAGGAAGTGACAACCTTAAATATGACACCTCGAACAATACTTTAACAGTGGTAGGAGCCACTAAGAGTGTCACGGTTGAATGCTCTAAAGAGTTAAGGTCAAATGGAACAACCTCCATTAATGGTGCGCTATATAAAGCAATAAAGACTGTATCCGAGCGAACTTACGCTATACAAGACACAGACAACACGGTATTATTAGATGTCAGTGAAAACAAGGTCATAGCAACGTTGCCTCCCGCAAATGAAAACTACGGTCGAGTTATAACTATTAAAGTAATAGTTGGCGAAGACCAAAAATACAGAATCAGAGGAACCAACTCTGCGAAAATTATTACCGATGGCGAACTTATTGATTTTACTCAGGAAATTAATTTAAAATCTAATTATTCATCGAGAACATTACAATCAGATGGTGACAAATGGTGGATTATAAACGCCAACGGCTCGTAATAATTGCTTTTTGCACCACAAAACACTATTTATTTTGAACAATTCCCACTTTAGGAGATGAATTTATGTCAAGCTTACTTAAGGACGCCATTGTAGATGCAAAGGCGCTTCGCGAATCAGCACTAAAAAGTGCCGAAACTTCCATTATCGAGAAATATTCCGAGGAAGTGAAAGAAACTCTCGATCAGCTCTTAGAGCAAGACGAGTTAGGGGCAGAAACCCCAGCCAACAGCGAAGATGTTGCTAAAAATATTCCTTTAGCTGCAACAGATAACCTTTCCGAAGAAGAAGGTGACATTCCAGAAAATATGCCAACCGAAGGTGAAGAGATCCCAGTAACGATCGATCTCGACGCTCTCCAAGAAGCAGTAAAGGCTTTAGAGAGCGAGCTTGAAGAAAATGAAGAAATTGAGCTTTCCGAGGAAGACCTCGCCAGCATCCTGTCTGAAGAAGATGATGAGGATGACGATGATTCGTTCCCAGATCTCACAGGCGACGGTAAGGTTACTAAGGCTGATGTATTAAAAGGTCGCGGAGTAGAACTCAGTGAGGCTGATGCCGGCAATACTGCTGGTTCCCCACAAGATCCAGGATCATTCGCCGGCGAAGAAGCTGACGAAGAGGAAGAGGATGACGCCGACCAAGGCGCCGCCGCCACAGCCGCTAGCGCAGCAGCAGCAAATGCTACTGATGCAGCCCAACGCGGAGCATTCGAGGAGAACATGGATATGGACTCACTTGTTGATGCAATTATGGAAAGACTTACAGTCGATATGGGCGCTGAATTAAGCGGCTGGGCTGGACGTTCATCCGATAGCATGAAATTTGCTATGGAAAAAGAATTTGCACATCGTCGTAGTACAGATGTGGAAGAAGAGATGGAAACTTTAAAGAAGGCTCAGGAAGAAGTTGTTTTCGAAAATAAACAACTATCTGACCATCTTACCCAACATAAGCAAGTAATACAAGAGCTTAAGGAAAACTTACAAAATGTAAACCTTTCCAACGCTCGCTTGCTTTACACGAACCGAGTATTGAGAAATACCTCCCTGAATGAGCGGCAAAAAGAAAAGATTGCCGAAGCGATTTCGAACGCTGGTTCTGTAGCAGAAGCAAAGGTTATTTGCGAAACACTTCAAAACACAGTGGAGACCAAGCCCAAGAGGGCGAATAGGTCACAATCACTGAGTGAAGTTATCGGAAATAAACGATCTTCTGTTATTCGTGCAACCCGTAAGGAGAGCACAACCTCTGACCCTATGCAAGATAGGATGAAGAGACTAGCTGGTATCAAATAGATACAAATACAATTATACAGGAGGTATTTAAAAATGGCTGGAATAGTAGAAAGGTTAACCGAAGGTGTTGTTAACCGTGATATGCGCGCCGAAGGTCACGCTTTGTTAACAAAGTGGGAGCGCACAGGACTTCTCGAAGGACTGAATAGTGATCGCCAAAAGAGTTCAATGGCACGTTTGCTTGAGAACCAAGCTAAGGAACTTCTCCGTGAGAGTTCCTCGATGAGTGCTGGAGATGTTGAGGGCTTTGCTGCCGTCGCGTTCCCAATCGTTCGTCGTGTTTTCGCGGGACTGATCGCAAACGATCTCGTTAGCGTTCAGCCAATGAGTCTCCCAAGTGGACTTATCTTCTTCTTAGATTTCGTGTTCTCACCGAATCTTGGAGCAAGTGGTACCATGCGTGATCGCATGGGCAACGAAGCTGATAAGTCGATTTATGGTACTAACCAAGTTGGTAGCCAGATTACTGGTGGTGTTTCTCTTGTTGGTGCAACCCTCAAGGAAGACCTTTCGGGTCCTCGTACCGTCGGTGCTCGTGGTTATGCTTATGCATCCCCAACTGGCTCGGGCGGTATTGAGACTGCTGAGTGGAATCTCGCTGACGCCTTCTCACTCACTGGTTCCACAGAACTCCAGAAGCGTAAGTGGCTCCAGTACGATCCAGATGTTCTGGCTCTTTCATCTTCAGGTGAAGCTATGACGGTTGCAGTCTTCGAGTGTGCTGGTAGCGTAATTACTGGTTCAGCAACTGGTCAGCCCGCTGACTTCCGCAACCTTGGTGCTTTCTCAGCATCGTTCAACGGTTCGGATGGTGGTACTGCTGCAACTGGTGTTGGTGCAAACTCACGCCTGTTGCGTCGACTGACTCAACAGACTGGTTCTGGTGATTCAGCTAATGTTTCATTCATTCTTATTGGTGAAGAAAACAATGCTGCGACCGGTATCAAGCTCTCGACTGTCGCCCTTGGTTCCCTTGAGGCTGTGGTTCAGTTCCCAATCAAGGACAACTTGACTACTGGTGATGCCCTGGGCTCGGTTGTTGGTCAAACTCTTTGGGGTCTTGAAGGCAACGAAGATATCCCCGAGATTGACATCAAGGTGGATAGCATTGCTGTCACAGCTCAAACCAAGAAGCTTAAGGCTAAGTGGACTCCGGAGTTAGGTCAAGACCTTAACGCCTACCACAACCTTGATGCTGAGGTTGAATTGACAAGCATTCTCTCTGAGCAAGTTGCTCTTGAGATTGACCGCGAGATTCTCGCTGACCTTGTTAACGGTGCAACTGCTGCAACTCGTTACTGGTCACGTGCTCCAGGTCTCTTTGTTGATTCCAACGGTGCTGAAATCGGGGCTAACTCTGCTGCACCCGACTTCACTGGTACTGTGTCTGAGTGGTACGAGACTCTCATTGAGACAATCAATGATGTGTCTGCACAAATCCATCGCAAGACTCTGCGTGGTGGCGCGAACTTCATCGTCTGTGGACCTGAAATCGCTAACATCCTTGAGTTCACCGCTGGTTTCCGTGCAAGCGTTACCGCTGATTCCGATACCGGATCTGTTGGTGCTGTGAACGTTGGTTCGCTGAGCAAGAAGTTCGACGTTATTGTTGATCCTTACTTCCTCCGCAACGTGGTTCTCGTTGGTCGCCGCGGCTCCTCTTTCCTTGAAAGCGGATACGTGTATGCTCCATACGTCCCACTGCAGACCACACCAACTATCTTTGGACCAGAAGACTTCGTGCCTCGCAAGGGCGTGATGACTCGTTATGCTAAGAAGATGGTTCGTCCAGATATGTACGGTCTCGTTGTCGTACGTGGACTTCTCGGTGAGTCAGGCGCAACTAGCTAAACTCTAGTAGCCAAATAATAAGAAGCCCCCGTCATTCGACGGGGGCTTTCTTGTATCAGAATACTACTTATAGGCGAAGGGAGAAATCTCTTCGTTAATTGACCTAAATTAATATTCATATAAGGAGAAATATATTATGGGAAACAAGAGAGTAGGTTGGGCTAGAATTAAAAGCCTGATTAACGAAAACGCAAATCAACTGCAACCAAGAAGAACGCAGTATCAAACAATTAGTAGTGATACAACACTTACAATGGCTGATTCAGGAGGGGTGATTGGGTGCAACGGTGCAAGTGTTCTTGTAATTACACTGCCCAATCCAGACGATCAAGCCGGTGCAAGCTTCAGATTTCATCTGACTGACAACACAGCAAATGTTAGTATCACTGTCGATGGCGCTGACACTGATTTTGTAGGTAGTGTTAAGGGCTTATCGTCAGGGGACACTGCTACGTCTTCAGACACTTTTGTAAGATTTGTTGCATCTACCGCAGTTGCAGGAGACTATATTGAGCTTATCAGCAACGGAGCTAACTGGTTTGTTAGTGGACATGCTATTGCAAACGGTGGTATTGTCTTCGGTGCATAACATAAATTAAAATATATTTTTATATTTTTACTTTCCCCCCTTTCCTTTTTGGATTGGGGGGTTTTTATTGAAAATGTCGATCCCCCCAAAAATACCGCCGGCAAATTTTTGAGATTTTTGTGTCCGAGACCACTATTTACTCATACCCAAAAACCAGGAGTTCCACATGGGAAAGAAAAGAAGATTAATGAGCGCCAGAGCGAAATTTGGCAATAAACACTCATCTCATCCAAGAATGAAAACTATAATGGCGATGCAGTCTGCAACAGATACCATTGAGCCAGTGATAGAAGTGAAAGAAGAACCAAAGGTTGTTGAAACACCAGTTTTGGCTGCTAAAACGACACCAGAGCCAACGGTAGCCGCTGTCCCAGAATTGAAAGAGGAGCCAGCACCGAAACCCCTACTAAATAAAGTCGAGTTTGAGCCAACCCCAAAACTAGCACAACCTGCAACACCCAAGCCGCCGGTAACCAAGGTTAAGGTCAAAAAGTCTCCAGTAGTCGCCACAAAGGCAACTAAACAGACCACTTCGAAAGCAAAAAAGCCTACAACGGCGACCAAAAAAGCTTCTAAAAAGTAAAGACACATTGGACTACAATCCAAATGTTACTTTAAGGCGGACTAATGTCCGCCTCTTTACTATTTAGTTTGAGGAGCCTTTATAAATGCCAACAAATCTCAGCCCTATATCACAAACAAGTGCTATTGTCTTAACCTCGACCGGAAGCACAGACTTAGTCACCGATTCACTACCTTTTGGTGTCTATAATGATTCAACAGAATTCTTAAGCGGAGCTTCAGCACAAGTATCGTACACTTATAAGAAATTAGGTGGTGATGTGGTTGATATCGAGCTTACACCTTCTAATGTTTATGCATCATATGAAGAGGCAGTCCTAGAATACTCGTATATCATTAACTTGCACCAAGGTAAGAATGTATTATCGACTGTATTAGGTTCTCAAACGGGAACCTTTGATCATAAGGGCGGAATAAGTGGTGGACCAGCCAGCGCCAGCTTGAAGTATCCTCGTTTTTCAATGGGATATGCCAACCGAGTCGCCGATGGGGCTGCCGCTGCTGGAGGCTTCGGTGGTACAGTGCCACAGTATTCAGCATCTTTCAGTCCGAAAAAGAATCAACAAGATTACGATATTCAAGCAATTATTCAAGCAGCATCCGACTCTGGCGTTGATGACACAGGTAATCCTGTCCCATGGGAAGGCAAAATAGACAACAAGCGTGTTATAGTAACAAAAGTTTTTTATGTGTCTCCACGTGCAATGTGGCGCTTCTATGGGTATTATGGTGGAATAGGAGTAGTAGGTAATCTGTCCACTTATGGTCAATTTGCCGATGATTCCACATTCGAGGTCATCCCTACATGGCAAAACAAACTACAAGCGATGATGTATGAGGATTCTATTGTCACCAGAACCTCAAATTATTCATATGAGTTGATTGACAACAAACTTAGGTTGTTTCCAACACCCTCCTATTGGTCAGACGGACTCAGCGACAAGATATGGGTTAAATTCTATGTTGATCTTGAGCCGTATGCTACCGGCTCGTATAACACTGGAGTTGAAGGTGTTAATAACCTTAATACTGTTCCTTTTGACAACATTCCATACGAAAACATCAATTCAATGGGTAAGCAGTGGATTAGAAAGTATTCTTTGGCACTGTGTAAAGAGATGCTTGGGCAAATTAGAGGCAAATTTACTACTGTGCCGATTCCCGGTGAGAGTGTTACGTTAAATTATGCTGAATTGCTGTCACAAGCTAAAGAAGAGCAAACAGCACTCAAAGATAAGTTGCGAGAGATGCTGAAGGAAGTAGAGTACTCAGAACTCGCCAAGTCCGATCAAGAGATTACGGACGCATCATCGAACATATTGAAGGTGACCCCGTTGGGGATCTTTGTAGGATAATTAAAAGATGGCAGACGAATGGAAAAGACCAGAATCACCGCCACCTCCACTCTTTCTAGGTAAAAAAGAGCGAGATCTTGTTAAGCAAGTCAATGACGAGCTTATTGAAAAAGTTATTGGACAACAGATACTGTATTACCCCATAGATATGGCTACTACAGAGTTCCACGACTTATACGGCGAAGCTATAGAGAAAACTTATCTCCCCCCAATTCGCGTTTACGCTTTGATAGAGTATACGGACTTTTCTACTGATTATATGCCCGGATTTGGTGTTGACAAGTCCTGGGAGATCCTCATTCACTTCCACAGAAGAAGATTAGAAGAAGATCAGAATATGTACGTCCGAGAGGGAGACTTTGTATTATATAATGATAATTACTATGAGATCGTCAAGTTAGTTGAGTCCAGACTGCTGTTCGGACAAGCTGATCAAGAGTTTGAGATCTCAGCAACCTGCAAAAGAGCCAGAACAGGATTATTCGATGCTACCTGATAACTTTGATTTCGCACTGATTCCATCGGGATCTACCACTTTCTCACTTCAAGAAGTTGGCATGTATTCCTCTACTATAGAGGACATAGACTATGTTATCTCATCTTGGTTGAAAGAGGATCTTGAATTAAGCTGCTTGACAAACGAAGGATTCACCACTGTTCCTGTTTTGTGGCAAGTACCGGAAAGAGCATATCAGATAAAGAACCGAAGGGAGTTGAGGGACAACAATGAAGCTCTCAAGCTTCCCCTTATTAGTGTTGAGCGGACAGGCATTGTAAAAGATCCCGAAAGAAAAGGTTCATTTCAAGCAAACTATTATTCTGTTGATAAAAACGGACGCGCCGGACGATTTGTTATAGCTAAGAAGATAGTTCCTGATAAGACACGTAACTTTGCAGTAGCCGCAGGGACCAGAACCAACGATGATGGAAAGCTTCAAAGATACTCTCCGAGAGTGAATCATAAAATTGTTATCCAAACGATCTCTATCCCTATTCCGGTCTATGTGAACGTTGAATACAAGATACACGTCAAAACAGAATACCAGCAACAGATGAATACATTGATAACTCCATTTATGACCAGAACAGGTCAAATTAATGCACTGACTCGTAAAAGGAACGGACATACTTACGAGATGTTCATCGATCAGAACTTTACACATAGCAATAACGTAGCCAATCTTGGCGAAGATGTTAGAGAGTTTAACACTGAGATTAACATCAGAGTACTTGGATATCTTATAGGTGAAGGACCCAATGACGAGCGACCCATCGTTCGGGTTGATGAGAACACAGTAGAGTACCAGTTCCCTAAAGAATCAGAAGTTCCAGCCGGAAATGCCACGTGGTTTAGCGACGATAATTAACTTCAGGAAGTGAAAACGTGCTTTTATTGATATCCTGGTATCCTTTGGAAATCCATAATACTATTTAAAGTATGATTGAGACATCAATTAATACCATATAATAATGAGGGAAATAAAATATGTCAGTAAAAAGCTTTAAATTTGTATCTCCTGGAGTGTTCATCAACGAGATTGATAATTCTTTTGTTCCAAGATCAGCAGATGCAATCGGTCCAGTAGTTATCGGACGCTCACAAAGAGGTCCTGCGATGCAACCAGTGAAGGTTTCGTCCTATTCGGAATTTGTAACAATGTTCGGTGATACCGTTCCCGGCGGCGCCGGCGGAGATATCTCACGAGATGGCAACTTCCAATCCCCTATGTATGGTACATATGCTGCTAAAGCATTCTTGGTGTCCAATGTAGCTCCCCTTACATATATTCGTGTTCTGGGCAAAGAGCTTAATTCTGGTGATAATACAGCCGGCTGGAAAACGACAGATCAACCAAATATCTCCGACACATCTAATGGTGGTGCTTACGGGTTATTCCTGTTTGCAAGTAGTTCTGCTTTGGACGCGTCCACTGGCGCCCCCGAGCC